GAGGGTACACCATGTTCGGCTTCGACATAGACGAATATTACAGCGAAGATGAACTGCATGAAGACATTCCCCAAGAATATCAACGCGTTGACACTTTGGAGATGGCTTGTTTGGAAGATGGATTGGTTATTAAAAATGGAACGGGCGATTTTTGTTGGTGACCATGTTGGTGACCACATTTTACGGAGACTTTGCCGGTGACTGTTGGAAAGCCGAAAGCTTTATCCGATGCGTTCGTTAAAAACATGGGTAAGGGGCGCGCCAAGGGCTCCATTAACAAGGTCACCAAAGACCTGAAAAAAGCATATGTCGAAGTATTTGACCAACGCGGTGGCGCGGCAGGCCTGGCGAAATGGGCAGAGAGCAACCCGGACGCCTTTTACGCCCAGGTCTCCCGGCTATTACCCAAAGACGTTGAAATCACGGAGAAAAAAGATTTGACCATCACCATCAGATCCGCCATCGCCGAGCCCCAGGCCATCCCCATCGAGGCCACCGTGATCCGGGGGGAAATCGCGGAAACCGTACAAAAAGGCCGCGAGATGGCCCTGGAGGCCGCGTCAGATGCCTGAGAATCGACGAACTCCATTAAACCCATACCAGAGTATGGGTATTTTTAGCCCTGTAGTCTGGGGTATCTCAGCGGTGAAGTGGTGTGGCAAGATATAATGATGCGGGGTGATGCAGGGGTAGCTGGCCGGGCTCATATCCCGGAGGTCGCCGGTTCGATTCCGGCCCCCGCGTCCACTGAATTAAGTTAGCCGTGACTGAGTTTAACCCAACGTAACATGCGTCATGCGTCATAACCCCGGTGGGTAGCCCTGAAGACCCGCATTATAAGCGCAACGTCTCAATCAAATTATTATGTAAACTTGTCTCATAAAGGTGTCTCACATTGGAAATAGACCTGGGATACACACCGCAACCGAAACAACAAGAGCTCCACGCCAGCCCCGGCAACGAGATCTTGTTTGGTGGCGCGGCAGGCCCAGGCAAGAGCCACGCATTACGCTTCGAGGCCCTGATATGGGCCATGCGCGTACCCGGCATCCAGGTATATTTGTTCCGCCGGACCTTCCCGGAGTTGCAGAAGAACCACATTTTGCCATCCCGGTCCATGTATCCGGACGGCCTCGGGGAGTACAAGAACGGCGACAGACGATGGGAATTCAGTAATGGCTCGATGATCCACTTCTGCCATTGCCAGTATGATAGCGATGTTTTCAACTACCAGGGCGCGGAGATTGATCTGCTCGTGATCGACGAACTTACGACATTCACAGAGTTTCAGTACGATTATTTGAGATCCCGCGTGCGTTCAACCCGTGACATTCCCTCACAGTACAAGCATAAGATCCCAGGGATTATCTGTGCATCGAACCCCGGCGGCATGGGCCACCAGTTTGCCAAGAAGCGGTGGGTGGATTTCATCGGTGGAGCAGGCCTCAAGAGGGCGCCCAGGCCCGAGGGCGGTATGTTGCGGCACTACATCCCGGCGCTGCTCAGTGACAATCCCATACTAAATGAACGCGACCCCGGCTATATCGACCGCTTGGACGCGCTCCCAGAGCCCTTCCGCACCGCTTACAAAGAGGGCGATTGGGACATCTTCATGGGCCAGGCCTTCAACTTTAACCGGCACCAGCACGTCATCAAGCCCATGCCGGTCCCGGAGTACGCCCCACTGTACATGACCTTTGATTGGGGTTATGGCGCCCCCTTCGCCATTCTGTGGCACTGGATAGACAGCGATAACCGCATCCACGTCTTCGCCGAGGACTATGGCTGGAATGGTACACCAAATCAAGGCCTTAGGCTGACGGACTCCCAGATCGCAGAACGCATCAATCATCGTGAGGAGCAGCTGGGCATCAAGGGGCGTAGCGTCATCCGCCTGGCGGGGAAGGACTCCTTTAATAAGAAACCGGATTACCAGGGCGGCGGTCAAGGCCCCAGCACGGCAGAGGTCTTCGCCCAGCACGGCATCCACATTGCACCGGGTGATCCATCCCGAATTCTGAAGATCCGGCAAGTGCATGAAAGGCTTAGAGCTTTCGACGATATGCCGCCGCGCCTACTGGTATACAATACGTGCGAACACCTTATAAGGACGCTGCCACTATTACAGGCCGACGAGAACAACCCGGAAGACATCGACAGCAAGGCCGAGGATCACTTATATGACGCCTTGGCCCTGATGTGCATGGCCAGGCCCATATCCATGGATGCACCCCAGGCCCGCAAGAGTGAGTTTGACAGACGCATAGAACGCCTAGAGAAACCAACGGGTTACGGCTCATACGAGGATTACGCCTCCAGGACGGCAGAAGACGCCATGGGCGCCATGGGCATTGATATCGACTGGGGGGATCTGGACCAGTACGTGGACACTAGTGAGCTGTACAGCACCGCAGGGGGATGATGGAGACCATATTTGATCAATTAATCATAGCAGGCGTGGTGCTGGTGGCCGTGTGGAGCGGGTACTTCATGGGGCACAGATCCAGCACGGATGAGCCCATCATAAGGCCTAACCCGGACCAGGGCAGCACGGATGAGCCAGATGCGGACATGTGGCAAGACGCCATGGCGGACAGAGTGGAGACGATCAAATGATACTGCATTGTTGGGTGTGCTCATTGGGCGGAGAACGCCTCACAGAGGCCTCGGCAGTGGCCGCAATAGACAAGTCCAAGCTGAAATCACCCATTGACGTGGGCATGTTCAGCCCATTACCAGGGGCACAATCAGACCCGTTTCTTGGGTATGAGTGGCGCTATATGCTGCACCAGGCGTGTGGGCATTACCCATGGCCTCCACAGTACGTTGATGTGGCCAGTGGCCCGCGCAAGATATTAACCGACAAAGGCCTGGTGGATGTATCACGGCCAGAACCCACACCAGATCTACAGTGCCCACATTGCGGAAAAATCTGTAAGAACAATTCCGGTCTATTGAACCATATCCGGATCATGCATAAAGGACCTGCCAATGCCTGAGACCATAAGACAAGAGCTGACAGGGGAGCTGATACCAGCCCCGAACGATGACGCCGTTGGGTATAAGCTGTTCCAGCTGTTGGCGGAGATTCTGCAAGACAAGAGCGATCTGGGGCTCCCGGCCAAGTGGACCCGGAATTATGAGCTGGCCAAGAACAAACACTGGAAGAACCCCAGCGCCAAGGCCACACTGGTCAGCGCTAATCTATTGTTTGCCCACCGGTTGCGCACTGTCAACATGTTAACGGATAATAATCCGACATTTAACATTACCCAGCTGGGTAACCCGGATGAGACCGATACCGAGATATACGATAAGCTGTTGAGGACCGCAGAACATTGGTGGTCAGAGAACGAGCAGCAAAACGTGCTTGAAAGATCCGTCACCAATGGTGAGACATACGGTTGCACCGTTGAGAAGATGATCTTTAATTGGGAGATCGATGCCCCCCGTGGTGAGGTGGAGACGGAGGTGATCGACCCATTCAATTTCGGGTTCTATCCCGTCAAGTGCAAAGATCTATCCAAGGCCGAAGCGGTGTTCCATTACTGGCCCATGTCCATACGGGAAGCCCGCAGACGGTGGCCGGATATGGCCGATGACATACGGGCAGACGATGAGATCTTGAAAGAGCTGGGTGATGAAAGGCGCGATGTCCAAGGCGGTAGATCTTCACAGCCCAAGGGTTACTTCAGCACATTCGCTGGCGTTGTGAAGAACATGTTGAACGCTGGCGGGGATGTATCGCCGGACTCCCAAGAGACATTGATTGTTGAGGTCTGGGTCAAAGATTACTCTGCTGATGAGAACGGTGATCTAGTGTACCCCGGTGGTATCCGGGTTATCCAGGCCTGTTCCGGTGGTAAGGTCATTTTGTCTGACCGGCCCAACCCCAATGTCAACCCGGAGCTGCCCATCGAGCAGGCCCAGTTGACGTATCTGTGGGACCGATTCCCGTTCACGCTGACCCACTCCATTACGGACACCGTTAATAACTGGGGAGCCAGCGATTACGAGCAGTTGGAAGCCCTTCAGATCGAGATCAACAAATCCATATCCCAGATCACGTTGTGGAAAGACAAGGCCAGCCGGTTAAAGATCATTAATCCGAAAGACAGCGGCGTTAACAATTCGGAGTTCACCAACTATCCAGGTATCATCAACCCATCCAGCGCACTGGTGGCCCAGGGCATACGGTATATGGACCCGCCGAGACCACCAACGGATCTGCAAGCCGTGATGGATGTGTATAAAGACCTGTTCTTTTTGGTGAGCGGCACATTTGATTTGGAACAGGCCCAGTCCCCCGGCAAAAATGTGATTGCGTACAAAGCGATCGCGGCCCTGATTGAACGGGCATCAACAATGCTGAAAGGGAAGATCCGCAACTACTCCAAGATGATCCGCGAACGTGGCCGGATGTACTTGAGCCATGTGATGAACTTTTACACCGAGGAACGGTGGATCACATACGAAGACGATGGCCAAGAGATGACAGCGGCCATTAACGGCCCTGAATTGATCGTTCCGTCCAAGCTGACCGTCGTATCCGGATCAACCATGCCGGTGTCCAAGGTCCAAGAGCGCGAAGAGGCCCTGGAGCTGTATAAGTTGGGCGCCATTGACAGCGAAGAGCTGTTAAAGCGCCTTGAGTGGCCAGACCGTAAGAACGTGGTCAAGCGTATGAACTTGGGACCCATTGGACAATTCATTGAAAAGATTGAACAAATTGGGGCACCTCAGCAAGTCATTGAAGTCTTCCAAGAGATCGCCCAGATGGACGAGAAAGATTTCAAGATGGCCATGCATTACCAAGAGCTGCCGCCATTCCAGATGTTGGTACAGCCGCAAGAAGAGCCCGGCGTCGACCCGATGCAGCAGATGGAGCTGGGCGAGAAGAACGCTGCCATCGAGAAGTTGATGTCAGAGGTGGAGAAGATTCGCACCGAAACCCAGTTGTTGATGGCGAAGATTGAATCCGAGGCCGTTGACCAGCAGGTGAAGATGGCCGGGGTCCAGTTCGACAATGAACAGGTCAAGCTGAAGAAAG